GTTCTAAATCTAAACTCATGCAGCAGCCCACACCATTGCTTTCTTGCCTGTGACTTTGCATGGGCGTTTGTACGGGTTGCTGACAAATCCTTTAAACCTTAACTCTGGCAATCTTTTCCAAGGTGCTGGTATGCCATTGCTTAATAATTCGATCTCACGCGCAGTAGACTCTGGGTTTTCTTTTACGATTTTCAAAAACGCAAACTGGTGCGTCAAAATCAGGTCTTGAATCGTTGCATATGCGGCACTGCTGTTTTCATGAATCATGCGGCATTCCTTTCCTTGTTATATTTTTTACGGGCTGTAGGGTTTAGCTGTGATTTAATAATGTGTGTAAGGCCACCAGACTCACCCCACATTCCTTTAGTAATTAGCCCTTTGTAATCAGGTAATAACTCTTCATACAGGCTTACAGGCTTTGGCTTTGGTAAATAATTCTTCATGCAAATAACCCTCTCAGTGCTGCTGCCTGTTGATTTCCGTAATCGCGTTCTTCTTTGCTTAATTCTTTGGTAATCATTAAAGGTGCTGACCTAGCTTGTATCGCTTGCATTGATGCTGTTACGTCTGCTGATTTGCGAGTGTGACCAATAAAAGAAGCGTAATCAGGTGGATAATTTGGTTCTTTCTTTTGTGCTGCTACTGCCTTGGATTCTTCAATATTTTCAAAACCTCTGCCAAATTCAGCTAAACTTAAATGCTCTAATTTTCTACACCAAGTAACAAACTTAGGATTATCCATCGTTGCTAACTGATTAATGCTTATCCATAGGTTGGGCCATAAAATATCCATTCTTAACCAAAGTTCAGCCATTATTCGCACATGACTAGCTGTAAATGGCGACTGTTTCTTTTGCTGCTGCGAGCTGCTTTTCATAACTTGAAGTGCGAGCTGATTGCTGTTTGACTGCATACTGACCTCCAATAAAATTATTGTTTTCATTACTAGGCTTTTGCTTTAACCACTCAGCCTTTAGTCTTGTCCAAGTGGTAGTTGAAAACTCATTCAAAACATCTTCAACAGTAAATCCGCGACTAATGGCTAAACTAATCTGATTGATTAATGTGTTTGCAATCCTTTGAGTCATATCAGGAGCTTTCATTTTTCTAGCTTTATGATTGGCAATTCTTATTTCGCATAAATCTTTAAATTCATCATCAGATAAATAATGATGATTAATATCTGATGTAGTCTCTGATGTAGTCTCTGTAGTCTCTGGTATTGGTGAGGTCATAATGACCTTATGTGAAAGGCTCAAATTGGCATCAACATCAGAACAATGTGACACCACCTTTGGCTCAATTTGATCTAATGGTTGATCTAGTTGACTGTCATTGATTACTGGTGAGACTTGGTGAGACTTGGTGATACCTAAACAAACGGGATGGGAGTAGTTAATCGTGTACCAAACAGTCCGATCCATTTTCATTTTGTTGTAGTTACCCGTAAAGATAATGCCTTGAGATTTTAAACTGATAATCACACGCTTTAGAGTGGCTTTAGACCAAAAAGGAAATTGCTCCAACCAAGAGTCATGCGTGTTGTAAATCCAATTCTTGCCGTCATAAAACTTGTCAGACTTCTCGACCCAGTAATGAATTTGTTGAGCCAAAATAGCCTCGTTCAAGCCAATCTTTGCCGCTAGCTTTGGCATTATCAATAAAGGCTGTTCAGAAATTAATAAACTCATAAATATCCTAAATCATCTAAATCATCTAAATATGTCTTTCAAAAACGCTATGCCATAACTTGTATTCATTGCGTTTCTCATTACGGAGTTGATTCATGGCAGCACGAATGTATCCAGCCACATCAGTACCCTCTTTGCTGGCAGCAGCTTTAACAAATTCATACAAATCATCATCTAAAGTTGATGCCACTGTATTTGAAAGTTTTTCGGTCATGCCACCGCCTCTGACTTATCAGCTTGATTTATTTGATTCAACAAATAGTGCATTTGATGAAGTCTTGTTGCTGGAACAAAATCACCCCAATGACAGATTGCACTATGCGTAACTCCAATAGCCTCGCCTATTTTGGTTTTAGTTCCAAATGCGTCTATTAGATCGGTAATTGGTATTGCTGGTAGTTCTTTCATTTCTTAATGTTAGTCTACTCACATTATAAATGTCAACCTTCTGTCTAAAATTAATAGAAAACTGTCAACCAAAATGACATCAGCCTCACACATTTAGATTGTAAGATTACTTGCGACATTTAATATAAATTTTAAGGTTACAAAAAAATGAATTTAGGCGAACGAGTAAAAAAATTGCGTAAAGATCAAGGTTGGTCACAACAAGATTTTGCTAATCGAACCTCAATATCAAGAGCAAGGGTTGCTCAACTAGAAACTGATCCCACCGCAGAAGTTAAAGCGGCAGGATTAGTGTCCATAGCTAAGGCTTTTGGATGCACCATAGAGCAGTTATTATCAAATAATGCGCTCGAATCGAGGGGGGGATTAAAGCTGAATCCGATCACTCGGAAAGCCCCCGTGGTAAGCTGGAATTCCCTACCAGCCTTAATAGAGGGAAAATTTATGTTAGAGAGTGAGCACTGGGTAGGATGCCCATACGACTTATCGGAAAATTCTTTTGCGCTTGAAGTGCAAGATGAAGTAATGACTGCCAGCAATGGCAGATCGTATCCGCTAGGTGTTTTAATTTTCGTTGACCCAGACAAAACGCCAGTAAGTGGAGATCGCATTGTGGCGATAGATACTGAAAATTTAAGTTCTTTTTTTCGGGAATACGTTATAACAGGTGGTGTTGAACATTTAAAACCTTTGAATGATCGCTATCCTATAAAAGAGTTTTCATCATCAACCAGGATTATAGGAACTGTAGTTGGTTCTTATCAATCAGAGAAATGAAATGCTAGTTTCAGAATTAAACAATAATAAAAATCGGGCGTTAGCGTGGATGCGTGAGTCTGTGTATGAATGGTGGCTGATTCACACCGACCACTCATCTAACACCAGACCCAAGAATGGCCCAATGGGTGTAATGTTTGAGTTTATGAAAACGAACTTTGGCAATAATTTAAACGAGCAGTGTCCTCAAGGCCCACCTAATAAATAATTTAATCATTATTAATGCCCTCTAAAATATCAGTAAAATTACCTAAAAATTCATTAAAAAACTAACATTTTAAATGTTTTTCCGAAAAAGCTGTACTTTTGATTGTGAGTTAGCTAACATAACCACAGACATAAAGCTGACTAAGGAAATTTAAGATGAACTCATTAACCAACCACTGTCATGTAACCGCCCAAATTAACGCACACACAGACGACTATACCCCACCTGTTAAAGGTGTGTTTGATGAGTGTTCACCACTTGCTGACATATACGCAACCTTAATGCTTGAGCGTGAAGTCACCTTCCAATCTGCTTGGCATTATGAGCCAACGACCTATACAGCCTTTGACATTCTTCTTGACCGCATCAACGAAAACGCTGACACAACAGACCTAGCCGCAAGCATATTTGCCGCAGCCTTGTTTAACGAGAACAAAGGTCAGATAGCAACAGACCTAGCCCAAGCAAGTGACTTTGAAACATGGGTGTTTGATTTCTTTAAATACCTACAAAACTCAAAGCCAGCACCCTTTACTAAACCCAATTTAGAATTCTTAAACTTGCGAGGTGCTTAATGAACATTTCAAAAGAAACGCTAATTATTAACACCATCGGATGCTTGATTTGGGCAATTTGCTCAATATGGTTTTGGGTAGGAATGACCGCATGAGCGCAACAACGCAAGTCTGGTTGTTTGTCGCCATTTTAATTATTAGTGGGGTACAAATATGAATGTTGATATTTATTTAGAGGCTTTAAGCGATTTTCACAAATTGTTTCAATACAACAATCCATATTGCCAAAACCTAAACGCTGAAAAGCATTTGGCTTACAAAGAAGCGGCATTAAAAATTGTTGATGAAATAAAAAGAGGTGACGTATGACTATTCAAAAAAAGCTGTCTGAAATTCAGCAAAATCTTAAAGCACCAAAAGGCCAGCGTAATAATTTTGGCAAATACGACTTTCGATCATGTGAAGATATATTAAAAGCTGTTAAGCCATTTCTAGGCGACTTGTCATTAACGCTAAGTGATGAACTTGTATTTAGTGGAATGTTAGAGGATGAAATTGTAGCGGCTGGCGTCACTGTTAAAACTCAGCGCGTATACATTAAGGCTACTGCAACACTTAGCAGCGGAACAGACACTATAACCGCCACAGCTTACGCTAGAGAAGCAAGCGTTAAGAAAGGCATGGATTCTAGCCAGCTAACGGGAAGCACTAGCTCCTATGCTCGTAAGTATTGTTTAGCAGGGCTTTTCTCCATAGATTCTGAGGCTGATTCAGACGTTACAAATAAGTACGATGAAGATAAGACTGTAGTGATTGATATGACAAACGATTCAGATATGAGTCTTGAAGGTATGGCGGGTCAGCCAGCAGCAGGACCAGCAAAGCGAGTAAGTAAAAAACTTGTTCAAGATGTAGTGGCGTTAGTTAACTCTAGTCAAGAAACAAATGAAACAAGTTTGCTCGTAGAGGCTTTAGGTGAGCTAGACCAAAATGAAAAACAAGTTATTTGGAAACAATTAACTGGTAATCAACAAGAATTTGTACGTTTAACTAAGGAGATGTAAGCATGAGTAATTGGGATAATTCAAACAAGGGCGGTATTTGGAAAAACGACAAGCGTGAATCTGAGACACACCCCCACTTCAAGGGCAATGCAGAAGTAGGTGGAGTTGATTACTGGGTGTCTGGTTGGCTGCGTAACAAGGATGGGAACCCTAATGCGCCAGCTATGAAGTTTAGTTTTACGCCTAAAGAAACGCAAGCACACCGACAGCCACCGCAACAGTCAACGCAAATGGCGCAAGCTAAAGAAGCGGTTATGGCTGGAATGGATAAAGGGCCACACGATGCTTTTGACGATGATATTCCATTTTAGGAGGCGTTATGAATACTAAAGTTGGCTACAGCATTAATGGTAAAGCAAAAGTTGGTTACAGCATTAATGAATTAAATCGGGCAAATAACGACATTGACGCTGACTATTGCACAGATTGTGGAATGTCAGTTACAGATGAAAATTTTACTTGGCATCACCCAGAAGCTATGAGTGATGAAGAAATGCACCAGGAGTGGTAATGAATAATTACCAAACAAAAACACCAGAACAAAAAATAGCTATCGTTAAAAAAAGTGCTGCAACTAGGCTTCGTAATAAACAAATTAAAGCAGAAGAGTTGAGGTTACAGCTTATTAGAAAAGATGTTTTAGAAATTAAAATTGCAGAACTTAAAGAAGAACGAGATCAATTAGAAAGGGAAATTGTACTTGGTAATTTGTCTGCAAAGCTAACCAACAAAACCATGCTAACTGAAAGTGAGGTTGTAAATGGATGCCAGCCTTGGGACAAAGCCGTAGGCGTATATTTTCTCATTAAAAATAAGTCTGTAGTTTACGTTGGTCAATCAACTTCGGTATATAGCCGAATATCAACTCACCAACAGATTAAAGACTTTGATTCTATCGCATGGGTTCCTTGTGAACCTAATATTTTGGACAGACTTGAATCGCTATACATACATACATTCAGGCCACTCCTTAATGGAAATATGAATAATGGTTACAAGTCTGCACCAATGTCACTAGATCGTATATTTTATGAAGGTGAAAAATGAATAATAAACTGCAAGTACAAGTTCCTGTGCCTATAACAATGCTTAGTGACGATGACATTGTTGCAGAAATAAACAGGCGAAACCTTTTAATTAAATGGGCGCGTAAAAGGAAAGTTAAAAAATGAAGTATAAATTTTCAGTTATTTACATATCGACAGTCGTTGCCATAAACATGGCGTTTGCCTATATACCCCCAATCATATTATTTGACGGGACAATATTTACAGTTGGTTCGGTGATTGCTGGCTTGGTGTTTGTGGCACGTGACTTTGCTCAACGAGAAGTTGGTCATAAAATTGTTTTATTGTTAATGGCGGCAGCTGGCCTTTTAAGCTATTTACTCGCTGACCCATTTGTTGCGATAGCAAGTATTGCTGCTTTTGCAATTTCTGAGATTAGCGATTACATCGTTTATTCAAAATATAAAGGCGACTTTAACAAGCGTGTCATTTTTTCCAGCTTGGTTTCAGTGCCGATAGATACCACAGTGTTTTTGGCAATCATAAGCCACTTGAGTGCATTAAGCTTTGCCGTGATGTGCATTAGTAAATTACTCGTTGTGGCCTACTTTGTAAAATTTAGAAAATGAAGATTATGCTTGATTGCTCACCTAAGAAAATTCATGAATATCGTGAAAGGTATGACGCTGACCTTTGGCAACTACGGACGCCATTGACTCAGTATTCAAGAGCTGGCGTACCTTACGGCCTTGATAATGGCTGTTTCAAACGATTTAAACAAAAGACTTGGCTAAAAATGCTTGATGAAGCAAAAGAGCATCGGCCTAAATTTGTTTGTATGCCTGACATTGTTTGTGATGCAGTCCGAACCTTTGACCTTTTTGATGCGTTTGAAAAACAAACAGAAGGATTACCAAGAGCGTTGGTTCTTCAAGATGGAATTGGTCAACACCGCATTAATTGGGAAAAACTTGACGCTGTTTTTGTGGGTGGTAGCGATAACTTTAAAATTAGCCAAGAGGCGTTTAATACCTGTCGCACCGCGAAAATGCTTGGGAAGTGGGTACACGTTGGTCGGGTGAACACCGCACCAAGGGTTAAAAACTGGCTTGGTCTGGCTGATTCAATAGATGGAAGTGGTATAAGCAAATATGACCATATGCTGGAAAATGTGTTAGAGGCAATTCATGGCATATCAACTCAGACCGAAATTGACATTTAAGGAAAAGATAATGAATGATTTAATGAGCGAACAAGAGCTTGAACGAGTGACGGGTTACAAGGCTCAAGCCAAACAATGCAAAGTGTTAACTGAGCATGGCATATTTTTTGTGAAAGACGCTAATGGTGCGCCTCATGTCACCTGGTACTCTTTTAACAACCCCACGCATTTGCGGTTTAACGAATCCTTGGCGCATAATGATGAACCAGACTTTTCGGCAATGGGTTAATTATGTCTCCTAGAAAACGAACCAAAGGCCCAGAGTGGCTACC